TTCTGAAACACCCGATACAGGTGAAGAAATGGGCGAAGACATGGGTGATATTAATCTAGACGAACTTCTTGCTGAACTAGAAGCTGAAGATCCTTCTGCACTAGCTCCAGCTCCAGCTCCAGCTCCAGCTCCTGTTGCTCCTGATGCTCAAGCACCTGTAGATCAAGTACCTGCAGCTCCCGCTCCAGCACAAGTTCCATCTCCTTCTGAAGGAGGATATGCAGACGAAGTTTCCGCCGAAGAAATGGCAGAAGCTTTGGTCGCTATCAACGAAGAAAACGAATCTCTTAAGAAACATTTATCAGAAGCTCTAAGCACTGTTAAGTTTATGAAGGGCGTTCTATCTGAAACCAACCTATTGAATGCTAAGTTGCTTTATACCAACAAGTTGTTCAAAGGTAAGAGTTTAACCGAAGATCAAAAACTTAAGATCATTAACACTTTCGACTTGACCAGAAACATCCGTGAAGTCAAGTTGGCATATACAGTTTTAGCCGAATCATTTAATTCCGGTGCATCAGTTGTCAAGAAAAAAACCAATACAACTGCTCACACTATCACCGAAGGTTTGGCAAGCAAACAAGTATCATCAACTAAGCCAGTATCTACTATTGTAGAACCACACGCTGACGAGATGACTTCAAGATTCCAAAAACTCGCAGGAATCAAGAAGTAAAATTAGTTTGCGAGTAAAAACCTAACAGTAATTAAATAAAGAAAGATACAAATATGAGTATGGATATTAAAAGTCTATTGACAAACAATATGAATCCACAGGCCAAATTAATGGCAGAAACACGTGGACTACAAGGCAAATGGGAAAAGACAGGCCTCCTAGAAGGTTGCAAAGGTGTTGAAAAAGCACATATGTCAATCCTATTAGAAAATCAAGCAAAACAATTGCTTGACGAAGCAACCACAACTGGTACATCTACCAGTTCAGAACAATGGGCTGGCGTAGCTCTTCCATTGGTTCGTCGTGTGTTTGCTGAAATCGCTGCGAAGGAATTCGTAAGCGTTCAACCAATGAATCTACCATCTGGTCTAATCTTCTATCTAGACTTCAAGTATGGTACTAACGCTCCTGGTTCAGATTTGCGCAACTTGAACAACGGTAGTTCTGTAACTACCCGCGCCGGTAAGCAATTGAACGACAGTTTGTTTGGTGGTACAGGCAAGAAATTGGGTTCAACTGATAGCGCAGTACGTGGTTTATACGGCCAAGGTGCTTTTGCATATTCAGTTCGTCCAGTAAGTAGTTCCGCTATTACAATCACGTATTCATCAGGAGCAACCAATAACGGTGGTACAATTCAAACCGCTTCTTGGAATGACGTACAATTTGATGCTGAATTGAGTGGTTCCGTGGTAGCTAAGAAATTGTTTAAAGTAATCTTGAATCACGATGATAATAATACCCCTGTATCAAGTTACGGAAATCTATACAACGTTGACTTGAATGCAGTGCGTTCATTCAACTTGATCTCAGGTTCAGGTGCGACCAATCCAGGCGCACTCATTAAAAACGGTGTGGTGTTGAACACTTACAGCAAAGCGGTCAATACTGGTAGTTTGAGCAATCCATTCTATCAAACTGTATACATCGTATCCGCTTCACAGAGTACATTCGCTGGCGCCGCCTCCGGTCCAAGACTTAAATTGATCTATAGTCTACAACCTACGGACAACCTACGTGGTGACTTTGAAGCTGGTAAGACACCAGGTGAAGGTTCTGGTACAGCTGCTAACGTTGCTACTCAAAGCATCGACACTGATATCAGTATCCCAGAAGTTAACTTGGTACTAAACAGCGAACCAATCGTTGCTAAGACCCGTAAACTAAAGGCAGTCTGGACCCCAGAATTAGCGCAAGACTTGAACGCATATCACTCTATTGATGCAGAAGCAGAATTGACTGCTCTGTTGAGTGAATACGTATCTATGGAAATCGATCTAGAAATCCTAGAAATGTTGAACGGTGCCGTTCAAGGTATAACTACCGAAGCTTGGTCCGCCCAAATCGGTGTTGAATTCAGCAAGGGATTGAATGCAACTACTGGTGACGCAGTATTCACACGTAATGCAAATGCTTCTGCAAATCGTACAGCTTACGTTAAGAGCACTTGGTTCCAAACTCTTGGTAACAAGATTCAAAAGGTATCTAACACAATCCAAAAATTGACCCTCCGTGGTGGTGCTAACTTCTTGGTCGTAAGTCCAGACGTAGCAACCATCTTGGAATCAATTCCAGGATATGTAGTAAACACCGATGGTGACAGTGCTAAGTTCGCAATGGGCGTTGCACGTGTTGGTAGCTTCGCAAGTCGCTTCCAAGTTTACAAGAACCCATATATGACCGATAATATCGTATTGGTTGGTTTCCGTGGAAATAACTTCCTAGAAACAGGCGCAGTATATGCTCCTTATATCCCACTAATCCAAACTCCATTGGTCTATGATCCAGTGAACTTCACTCCACGTAGAGGTGTAATGACCCGCTACGCTAAGAAGGTCGTGCGCCCAGAGTTCTATGGAAAAGTTATTATCGGTGATCTCGATACCGTATAATACTTAGTAGAAATAAAATAACTCAAAAACCCCAACGAAAGTTGGGGTTTTTTCTTGCACTAATCGAAAAATTCGTTGGTATTTTCTACAACGATTTCTTGCACTTCTTCTTTGAACGAAGTATCTTTGGGATAAGGTAGAACTTTATGTTTAAGAGATTTAACCAGTTTCTTATTTTCTATCTTGTTGCTTATAAACTTGATATAACGATGTTTACCGCTTTCACGTTTGCGCCAAAATGTTCTACCAATACGTTCTTTTAGTTTATCTACACTGTGTGTTTTCCAACGTGCATATACACTTCTACTATGTATCCAATCATATTCAGTGGGGCCAATTAAACTAACACTATAGTTAGGCATCAGTGCAATATCCACATAGTTATCACCTTGATATACAAATCCAGTTGCTTGATATATTGTTCCAACGTGACCAGCTTCACTATCCGCGTAACTAAGAATACATTTTATTTGTGGATAATCTGTGTTTAATAATCTAAAACTTTCAGCTATACAATAGCTTTCTATATTTTTACCATAACCATCTGCAATCCACAGTCGTGTTAATTCCAACACATTGTTATTAGTAAGTAGAGGACATATGCTGGTACTTGCATTTCTACCCACGGCATTTCCATATACTAATACACCTATTAGGCGTTCGTTAAAACCACCAAAGAATGTGCTTTCAATATACTCTTTATAATAAACTCCATAAGCTACAGTACAAAGAGACCATTTGTGTGTATAATGGTTTTTTTCAATAAGAGTTTTTGCAACATTCTTATTGATACTTTTGAGATAAAGCAATGAGGTATCACAATATTCGGACATTCCCCCATTATAAACCTATAATAAAGAATGTCAACATTTATATTAAATAAAACAAGCCTTTTGAATTATAAACTACAATTCTGATCTTGGTATCGTTATCTTTAATGATACCGAGTTTATCTGAAATTTGAAATGGACCTGGATGATTACTTGTACGTACACCCATTACTTTATCTTTTATTTTATATACATCCAAATCTGTATTAACAACACTTGCGTGATATTGTCTTCCCAAAGGTATCATTTTCATAATGGTTTATTTGTTGTTGGTTCTGCTTTTTTTACTCTACTTGATGGAAATTCTTTGTTACCAAACTCGGTACCGTGTAAACTGTACAAATGCATTATTACACCGTGTTTTACAATTACATCCCCCAAATCATTTACCAAAACGTATGCTGGTCTATCATATTTCAACATTACAGCTGAACTAACTAATAAATGATTTGTTTCACCCGCATCCATTACTCTTTGAGCATAATTGATTCCATCACCGCTTATATTAAGATTTCCATTGATATCTTCCATTGGAATTACAGGTCCACAGTGTACACCCATTCTCATTTGTAAGTCGGGTCTATCTTTTACTGCTTTAGCTATAGCAACGGCACAATTCATTGCATCTTCTAGATACGTGAAAAATCCCATTACCATACCATCTCCGGTGGGTAATATAATCAACTTTTCAAGAGCATTAGCTGTTTTATATTGCATTGTAGATTTAACTAGTGTACCCAAGTCTTTACAAGCCTTCTTTTGTTCATCTGTGGTTTTTTTACTGTAAGCCACAATATCCATAAAGAATATGAAACCTTCTTGTTCAGTATCTAATTGTAATCGTCCTGATTTGACTTCCACGTCGATCTTGTCAACTTTACGAACTATTTGTTTAACTGGTTTTGGTACTTCAACCTTTGGTTGTTCTTCTTTCTTTTCTACAACCGGCATATTCTTTAATTTTAAAAAGTCTTTCCAGTTAATCTTTTTTGTTGGTGCATCTTTCTTTTTTGGTTCTTTTGCAGTCTGTTCTGCTTCTAGTTTCTTTATTGCTTCTTCTTCACGATTGCGTTTTTCAATGAATAACGCAATTTGTTTCTTAACTTCATCTGTAATATAAATGTTTACATCTTTACCATTACCACCCGTATCGTGTTTCTTCTTTCTTAAAGCACCTTTGGCTTGTAAATAACTTTGCATTTCTACATTGCCTGTCTTGAATGCAATGTCTAACGGAGCAATTTCTCCCTTAAAATCTGCACCATTAACATTTGCACCCAAATGTACCAAAAACTCCGTCATATCAACATCGTTAGCATTAACGGCGTAATGTAATGGCATCCATCCATTCTTTTCATCTCTACCATTAATTTTACCGTCTTTATCAAAAAATGACTGTACACCTTCAAAATCACCGGTTTCAGCACAAAAATGAATATTAACACCACCAGCAGATTTAGCGCCATTTTTATTTAACAACTTAACAATTTCACCTCTATTAACATTGGATAACACATCTATTGGATTGTTTTTACCTAAGAAATCTTTCTTGTTGACATCAGCACCTTTAACAATTAAATATTCAACCAAATGTTTTTGTCCATAATTAACCGCATAGTGTAGTGCTGTCCAACCTTTACCAGCGTCAACTTCATTGATATCTTGTTTTTTACTCAACATTTCTTCAATAGAAACAATATCACCATTCTTAGCAGCCAAATGAAAACTGCTACCACTACTATATTTTGCACCTCGACCTTGCAATAATTCTGAAATGTGTTTAAACCCTTTTTGTTCAGATATATCTAATGCAGTATTTTTGCTTGTCCAATCTTTTACATTTACATCGGCGCCACGATTTAATAACAATTTGACTATTTCTATTTGATTTTCTTCTACTGCAACAACCAATGGTGGATTGCCGGTATCGTCATCTCTCTGATTAACGTCTATTTTTTCTTTTTCGATGCAATTGTATACGTTATCATACAACCCTCGTTTAATGTGGGTAAAAATATTGATTGCCATAAGTAAATTAGTCTTGTTTGTTTTCTTTTTTGAAACGAGCCAAATCCAACTGAGGTAGTGGTTTTTCTATATTTAGACCGGCCAATCTTTCATTTTGAATAACTAATTTACTGCCACCTACAACCTTACCATCTACTACATCATATATAAAGAATACCGTTTTGGTTAAACCTACACGTACAATTCTTCCTGGTTTACCATCAACATATACAACGTCATCTTCTTTATAATCGGATCCAATAAACATAAAAAGCGCAGCTGCTAACTTTTCAATGCTTGATTTGAATATTAGAATTACTAAACCGGCTAAGAACATCCAGACATATTTGCCTGTCATATCTTGCGCTGTTGATTCTAATACTTTTTCTGAAATTACTTGTACAGTATTTGTGTCCATATTTGTTTTTGGTTATTTAAAACGAGTTTAACACCTAAAACAATTATATAATAAATATATTTAATTATCTCACTTCGTCCACTTTTGTTCTTTCAAGATATCATCAATCAAATCTTTTTCAGAGTTGTCCATTTCTTTGTCAAATCTCTTTAACACTTCGGTCAATGGATATACTCTGTCAGGAGATTCTTTTTGCTTTTCTTTGAGTTCTTGAATTACATCAACTATCTTAGTAAGTGGGGACTTATATTCATCAACTTTGTCTTTTGAAGCAAAGTTAGATATTTCAAATGCATGTGGAGTTAATACTTTTACCAAACTTAATAGTCCGGATCCGATCATATTGAATATACTAAATACTGCACCAGCTGCTGGATGTACTGTTGCTAATATTCTAAGTATAACGAATACTACAACAAATATGATAATTGCGGTTAAAGCACTAATAAAGAACTTTTTTAAACCCCAAAATACAGCATTTAATCCAAACATACCACTCATTGTATCAAGTGTAGCCTTGCTTTGATCTGCTTCTTTTGCAATTTCTTTTGCTTTATCAGTCATTTGCCAAAGTTCATCATCATACTTTTCTTTTAAAGCAGACTTTTCTTTTTGTAATTTGTTTATGATTTCGTCCCGTTGTGATAATAATTGATCACCTTTTTTTCGTTCTTCAGCTACTTGAGAATTAAGCAGATCAACTGTAGCTTTAATTCTTTTAATTTCATCTATGTGTGGAGAACCAACGATAGAAATTACTCGTTCATTCAAAGATTTAGCTGTTTCTACTTGTATAGGCGCATTAGTTACTTGACTTAACGAATGTTGAATACCAATTGATAAAGAAGAAGTTTGTACTATTTTACCTTTTTCTACTTTTTCCAATTCTACCATTGTATTGTCTACTTTGGCTTCTTGTTTTGCAACGGCATCTTGTGCCACACTAACTTGCTTTGCTGATTTAACCTCTGATGAAATACATCCAGTTAATATCAAAATTACAATAGTATAAAACAGTTGCTTTTTAAAGTTCATATAATATAAATATTACTTTTTATAATAAAACTGATATTTATACTCAAAGAAAAGTATAACCGTGTAATAAAAGGTAACGGCAGTTGAAAAGTAAGAATAACAAAACACATATGAAATTAATCGATTTGCTAACCGAAGTTAAAATGTATGAAAGTCTAGGATTACCAGCATCGGCTGTACAGTCATTAGATTCATTTGTTGCACAAGAATTAGACGAAGCTGATATGTTAGGCGCTGGCACCACAGAATTGCCATCCGATGAATTACAAGGATATTTAGACAGATCGGCCGGTCAACCTGCAGTTTATAAGAAAACTGGATTGCCTAAATTGGATAAAAAAGGTAAACAAAAGTATACTACTACAAAAGATCCAACTGATAAATTCAAGTATCCATATGTACATCCAAAGCTTGCCAGAGAGATACAAATTGTAGATCCAAGTGGCCGTAGGTTTGATTTAAACAAACTAAAAACCCATATCACCACACGTCCTGATAAGATTTTAAAACAAAATGAAAAAATTTCACACAGTGGCGGTGAAAGTACTCAGTTTTATAATATAGGATTGCCAGCTTTACAAGGACTTGGTTATGACGAAAAGAATCAAAAATTTGTTATCATAAATACGTGTCCAGGCGCAGGTGCATGCAAAGTTTATTGTTATGCTAAAAAAGGCGGTTATGTACAATATGTACCAGTTAACACATCGCAAACAAGACAACTTAACTTTTTGTTGAACGATCCGGATGGTTATAAAAATATGTTATCAAACGAAATTCGTGCAGCAGTTGAAAAAAATTCAAAGAAAAATGTAAAAACTGTGATTAGATGGCATGATTCAGGCGATTTCTTTAGTCCTGATTATGTAAACCTAGCATATAGTGTTGCAAAAACATTTCCCAACGTAGACTTTTATGCTTATACTAAAATGGCAGATGTGGCTAAAGGTGATAAACCAGTCAATTTCAAGATGAATTTTAGTGCGGGTGCAAAACCTGATCAAGAAAAACAAGTCGATTTTAAAACAACTAAACATTCAACTGTAGTACCAAAGCAAATGTTTGCTGATTTAGTTGATAGAGAAGAAGTACCAGATCCAGATAAGCCAAATAAAACAATTAAAAAGTTGGTTTATAAATCCCCATCCGCTATTGATATTTTAAAGAAAAAGTTAGCATTAAAGTATAATGTTTCTGAAGACAGTGTCATTACCTACGATGAAATGATGAAAATTCCTGTGGGAGATAAACCAAAGTGGAATGTTATAGTTAAACCAGGTGACGGCGACGATAGTGCAAATAGAGCAGATGTAGTGGGTACTTGGTTATTAATCCACTAATTTAGTTGTATTATCTCACTCCAGAGATATTTATAATCAATGAGTGCTAATTTGGACCAAGATAGGGTAAGATGGCCCGGGAGTGGTAGTAGTGTTAATATAAACACTGTGCCATTTGGCTATTATCTAAACGAAAGTTGCGTTGGAGCTGAAACCACATTTGCAAATGATTGTAGTAGCAGTGCGATGTGGGCAGCAAAACGGTTGGGGTATCCAATCGTTGATATTGAAATGATCGACGTTAATTTCTACGCATGTTTTGAAGAATCTGTACTAGAATATAACCGTGTAGTTAATGAATTTAATATTGTTAACAACATGGTTGATTTACAGGGATTGCCTCAAAATAAATATAAAAATTTAACGGGGATGGGCGTAAAGAGTACTGGTTTACCTTTTATAGTTCAACTGAGCAAACAATATGGAGCCGAAGCACTTGTTGGCGGTGAATATGAAGTTAAGCGTAACTATGTAACTATTAGTGGTAGTATCAACCCTGGCAAAACACATCAGGTTTATGACTTGAATACCTTAATTGGTCGAGACATTGAACATTTAACTGGGTCACGAATTGAAGTAAAAAGAATATTTCATAATAGACCCCCAGCAATTGCTCGTATATACGATCCATTTAGTATGACAGGAATGAGTTACAGTAACGTACTCGGTGAAATGGGATTTGGGGCTTATAGTCCTGCTACACAATTCTTGATGACTCCTATTTTTGAAGATTTGGAACGTGTACAGGCCATTGAATTCAATGATATGGTTCGTAAAAGCGCTTATAGTTTTGAAATTTTAGGTAATAACAAGTTGAGAATATTTCCAATACCATCTGAAAATTTCAAGGTATATATAGATTACATCGTTGAAAGTGAACGTGATATTACCAACTTTTATAGTGGATCTCGTTATGAATATATTAGTGACCCCAGTGATATTCCATACGAATACTGCACATATTGTAAAATTAATCAGCCTGGTAAACAGTGGATTAAAAAATATTTCTTAGCGTTGTGTAAGGAAACATTGGGTCGGATTCTTCAAAAATATAGTACAGTACCAATTCCTGGTGGAGAAGTAACTCTTGATGGCGCTGAATTACGATCCGAAGCCAAAGAAGAAAAAGATTCATTGCTTGAAAAACTAAGAGATATGTTGGAAAAGACACTTCGTGTTAATCAATTAGAAAATAAAGGAAAAGAAAGTGAAGAAATGAATAAGATGTTGTCCCGTGTACCTTTACATATTTATATAGGATAAAACATATGGCTGCACCTGTATCTCCACAGTATCCAAAAACGGATCCAAAATTTAAAGAATATTGGACATCAACTCGCACAGATGTTGGTATTTATAATAACAACTATTCACCTGGTAGATATTTTTCTTCAAGAGACTTAAACTTCTTGAACAGCGTTAGTTCTGAATTAATAGGTGATATAATTGAATGTGTTGTTCAAGTATTTAAGATTGCTGCTTATGAAACCAATACCAATATTTATGGTGAAAGTAGCAGTGACAAAGGAAAGGTGTTCTATTCGGGTATTGATTTGAGTTGTCTTGTTCAACGTGAAGATATTAATACTGAAAATCAAGGTTATGGACCTGATAGAAAACAAGACATTGTTTATAGATTCAGAGAACGTGATTGTATTACCACCAACTATTTTCCAGAAATTGGCGATTTGGTTTTGTACAATCAACGTTATTACGAAATTGATAATGTTATCCAAGAACAATTTGCGGGTGGTCATCCAGACAAGTCTTTGAGTTTAATTGTTAATACTCATTACACAAGACTAAGCAAACTTAACCTCGTAGAAAGACAAACATAATTTATGGCATGGGGTCCAAATACTAATGTAAATCCACCGCCAAATCCGATTGAAAACGCATCAGCTCAATCAGATAGTAAAAAGCTTTATAATAGAGCCAATGCAACTCGCCGTGATACTGATAAACAGAAAAATTTCACGGTTACTTTATTAGATATTGATACAGCTATTATTAATACTTTGAATGATACACTCAGACTTCAAGTTAATGATAATGGTGAAGTTGTAAAAGTACCAGTTATATATGGCAATCCTGAAAGATGGTTTGCTATGAAAAAGTTTGGTCATATTAGAGATAATCAAGGCAAAATATTGTTGCCAGCCATAATGTTTCGTAGAAAAAGTGTTGAAAATAACAAAGAACTTGCCACGTTTAATCGTTATCTAAACTACGAAACTATAATGAATTATAGTGAAAAAAACAAGTATGATCGTTTTGATCTAATGAATAAAGGTGTTTTTACTAGCAAACCAACCAAACAAATTTATAGCGTAAGTTTACCAGTTCACGTAAATATAACATACGAATGCATCATTTGGACTGATTATGTAGATCAAAATAATAAGTTACTGGAACAAATAAACTACGCAGCTAAAGACTACTGGGGTGACGCTGAGAGATTTAAATTTAGAGCTAGGATAGACAGTTATAGCATCGAACAAGAAGTTAACGACGGCGAAGATCGTAATATCAAAACAACGTTCGATATAAATGTCAACGCTTACTTGTTAAATGAAAATTATATAACAAATTTAAACGGGGTAAAAAATACTACCCAAAAGCTATTTACCGTAAGAAAAGTAATGATGCAAGAAAATGCTGTTGCTAGTGCGAGTGAAATGGGCACAATTACAACTAATATTATTAAAAACAATAGCAATCTAAAAGACAGTCCATTGGATTATACCGATGTAACTGGTCAAGGTACAATGGCATTAAAGCCAAATGAAGTAACCAATTTAGATGGTTATAACAAAATACCGTCAAATTATCAAAATATAGTAAATACGCCATTTCACCCAGCACCTAAATCTATTACTGATTATGGTGAAAATGGATGGTTAGCATATGACAGTAAGTATATTTACGTATATCAATATCCATCTGGGTGGTTAAAAAGAGAAATTGCTACATTTGACTATGATTATAGTAGTCAAACATATATAAGTGGATATGACTGTAATGGTAATCCTGTATACACTACAGCTAATAAAAGACCTATAAATACAGCTTTCAGAATATTTCAAAGATTTCCTGATAAATTCTATCATCAAGTGCCATATCAGTCATCTGATTATGGAGAAGATGGATGGGTAAGTTATGATGGTAATTATTTTTATATTTATAGCACATCACAATGGAGACGAATACCAATTACTCTATTTAATTAATAATAATTAGTATTTCAATTTTTATACATTTTGTTGGTATTGCTTAATGGTTTTCTTTATATTTATTAAAAATGTCAACATTGAAGAAAGATCCATGTGAAGTTTCTCCATTAAAATTGGACAATGCTTTGTATGACTACAAAAAATTAACAGCGACTTTTAAAGATCCTACTACACCACTGTTTCTTAAAATAATCGAAGAATTACGTGTTATTATTAATTGTAATGCCAATTTACAAAAAAATACACAGTCTATACAAGAATTTCCATGTGATTCAAAAACAGATACATGGGTATATAATCATAATTTAAATTCGGAATTTGTATTGTTCATTGTATATGATCAAGATTTAAATCAAATAATACCTGAAAGCATAACTTTAAACAATAAAAACACAGCCACAATAAAATTCTCATTTCCTGCATGTGGTTATGTTTTTGCTATAGGTAGTAATGTAAGTACAAGTGGTATATCTGGCACAGGCACAAGTGGTAGTAGCGGTCAAAGTGGATCTAACGGAACAAGCGGAACAAGCGGAACAAGCGGTACTAGCGGAACTAGTGGCGAAAGCGCATTAAGTGGTACTAGTGCTACTAGTGGTAGTAGTGGTGAAAAAGGTTCATCTGGATCAAGTGGTACTAGCGGAACGAGTGGATTTAGCGGAACGAGCGGAACTAACGGAACTAACGGAACAAGTGGTACAAATGGAACTAGTGGATCTAGTGGTACAAGTGGATCCAGTGGTACAAGTGGAAGTAGTGGTAGTAGTGGATCTAGCGGATCTAGTGGTACAAGTGGTACAAGTGGTACAAGTGGCGAAAGTGGAACTAGTGGTACAAGCGGATCTAGTGGTACTAGCGGATCAAGTGGAACCAGTGGATCTAGTGGATCTAGTGGATCTAGTGGTACAAGCGGATCTAGTGGAACCAGTGGAACTAGTGGAAGTAGTGGAAGTAGTGGAACCAGTGGAACTAGTGGAAGTAGTGGAACCAGTGGAACCAGTGGAACTAGTGGAAGTAGTGGATCAAGTGGAACCAGCGGAAGTAGTGGATCTAGTGGATCTAGTGGTACAAGTGGAACAAGTGGAAGTAGTGGTGAAAGTGGTACCAGCGGAAGTAGTGGATCCAGTGGATCTAGTGGTAGTAGTGGATCTAGTGGATCTAGCGGAACTAGTGGTACAAGTGGATCTAGCGAATCAAGTGGATCTAGTGGATCAAGTGGTACTAACGGAAGTAGTGGATCTAGCGGTACTAGTGGTGAAAGTGGTACTAGTGGTGAAAGTGGATCTAGTGGCGAAAGTGGATCTAGTGGTGAAAGTGGTACTAGTGGTGAAAGTGGTACTAGTGGTGAAAGTGGTACTAGTGGTACCAGCGGATCTAGCGGAACTAGTGGATCAAGTGGAACCAGTGGATCTAGTGGTACAAGTGGTACAAGTGGATCCAGTGGAACCAGCGGATCAAGTGGATCCAGTGGAACTAGCGGATCAAGTGGATCCAGTGGAACTAGCGGATCAAGTGGATCAAGTGGTACAAGTGGATCAAGTGGTACAAGTGGATCAAGTGGTACAAGTGGATCAAGTGGTACAAGTGGTACAAGTGGTACAAGTGGTGAAAGTGGTACAAGTGGATCAAGTGGATCAAGTGGTACAAGTGGTACAAGTGGTACAAGTGGTACAAGTGGATCAAGTGGATCAAGTGGATCTAGCGGATCAAGTGGTACAAGTGGATCTAGCGGATCAAGTGGTACAAGTGGTTTAAGTGGAAGTAGTGGTACAAGCGGATCTAGTGGTACAAGCGGATCTAGTGGTACAAGCGGATCTAGTGGTACAAGCGGATCTAGTGGTACAAGCGGATCTAGTGATACAAGCGGATCTAGTGGTACAAGCGGAACAAGTGGATCTAGCGGAACTAGTGGTACAAGTGGTACAAGTGGTACAAGTGGATCTAGCGGAACTAGTGGTACAAGTGGTACAAGTGGATCTAGCGGAAGTAGTGGATCTAGCGGATCCAGTGGTACAAGTGGATCTAGCGGATCAAGTGGTACTAATGGAAGTAGTGGATCTAGCGGTACAAGTGGTACAACTGGATCAAGTGGATCAAGTGGTACAACTGGATCCAGCGGATCTAGTGGTTTAAGTGGGTCTAGCGGAACCAGCGGATTAAGTGGTGAAAGTGGATCTAGTGGTACAAGCGGATCCAGTGGTACAAGCGGATCTAGTGGTACAAGTGGATCTAGTGGCACAAGTGGTACAAGTGGATCTAGTGGAACTAGTGGAACTAGTGGATCTAGTGGATCTAGCGGATCTAGCGGATCTAATGGATCTAGTGGTACAAGTGGTACAAGTGGAAGTAGTGGTACAAGTGGAAGTAGTGGTACAAGTGGAAGTAGTGGTACAAGTGGATCTAGCGGAACTAGTGGTACAAGTGGATCAAGTGGTGAAAGTGGATCCAGTGGTACAAGTGGAACTAGTGGTACAAGTGGTACAAGCGGATCTAGTGGAAGTAGTGGTACAAGCGGATCTAGTGGTACAAGCGGATCTAGTGGTACAAGTGGTACAAGCGGATCTAGTGGATCTAGTGGTACAAGTGGATCTAGTGGATCTAGTGGTACAAGTGGTACAAGCGGATCTAGTGGATCTAGTGGTACAAGTGGATCTAGTGGTAGTAGTGGTACAAGTGGTACAAGTGGTTTAAGTGGATCTAGTGGAACTAGTGGTACAAATGGTACAAGTGGCGAAAGTGGATCTAGTGGTACAAGTGGATCCAATGGATCTAGTGGTACAAGCGGAACTAGTGGATCTAGTGGTACAAGCGGATCTAGTGGTACAAACGGAACTAGTGGAAGTAGTGGTACAAGCGGAACTAGTGGATCTAATGGTACAAGTGGAACAAGTGGATCTAGTGGTACAAGCGGATCTAGTGGAACAAGTGGAACAAGTGGAACAAGTGGAACAAGTGGAACAAGTGGAACAAGTGGAAGTAGTGGTTTAAGTGGATCTAGTGGAACTAGTGGTACAAATGGTACAAGTGGCGAAAGTGGATCCAGTGGTACAAGCGGAACCAGTGGATCTAGTGGTACAAGCGGATCTAGTGGTACCAGCGGATCTAGTGGTACCAGTGGAACTAGTGGATCTAGTGGTACAAGCGGATCTAGTGGATCTAGTGGTACAAGCGGATCTAGTGGATCTAGTGGTACAAGCGGATCTAGTGGAACCAGTGGAACTAGTGGAAGTAGTGGTACAAGTGGAAGTAGTGGATCAAGTGGTACAAGTGGCAAAAGTGGATCTAGTGGTACAAGCGGAACTAGTGGTACAAGTGGAACTAGTGGATCTAGTGGTACAAGCGGATCTAGTGGTACAAGCGGAACCAGTGGATCTAGTGGTACAAGCGGATCTAGTGGTACAAGCGGAACTAGTGGATCTAGTGGTACAAGCGGATCTAGTGGATCTAATGGTACAAGTGGTACAAGTGGTACAAATGGTACAAGTGGATCTAGTGGTAGTAGTGGTACAAGTGGAAGTAGTGGAACAAGTGGAACAAGTGGAAGTAGTGGTTTAAGTGGATCTAGTGGAACTAGTGGTACAAGTGGCGAAAGTGGATCTAGTGGATCTAGTGGATCTAGTGGATCAAGTGGAAGTAGTGGTACCAGCGGAAGTAGTGGATCAAGTGGATCAAGTGGATCTAGTGGTACCAGCGGATCTAGTGGTACCAGCGGATCTAGTGGTACCAGCGGATCTAGTGGTACCAGCGGATCTAGTGGAACTAGTGGTACAAGTGGCGAAAGTGGATCTAGTGGATCTAGTGGATCTAGTGGTACAAGTGGAAGTAGCGGTACCAACGGAACTAGTGGATCTAATGGTACAAGTGGTACAAGCGGATCTAGTGGTACAAGTGGAACTAGTGGATCTAGTGGTACAAGCGGATCTAGTGGTACAAACGGAACTAGTGGATCTAGTGATACAAGCGGATCTAGTGGATCTAATGGTACAAGTGGTACAAGCGGATCTAGTGGTACAAGTGGAAGTAGTGGATCTAGTGGAAGTAGTGGAATAAGTGGATCTAGTGGAACTAGTGGTACAAGTGGCGAAAGTGGATCTAGTGGATCTAGTGGAACTAGTGGTACAAGTGGCGAAAGTGGATCTAGTGGAAGTAGTGGATCTAGTGGAAGTAGTGGATCAAGTGGTACAAGTGGAAGTAGTGGTACAAGTGGAAGTAGTGGTACAAGTGGAAGTAGTGGAACAAGTGGAAGTAGTGGTACAAGTGGAAGTAGTGGAACAAGTGGAAGTAGTGGTACAAGTGGAAGTAGTGGATCAAGTGGTGAAAGCGGATCAAGTGGATCTAGCGGATCAAGTGGATCTAGCGGATCAAGTGGATCTAGCGGATCTAGTGGATCTAGTGGTACAAGTGGAAGTAGCGGTACCAACGGAACTAGTGGATCTAATGGTACAAGTGGTACAAGCGGATCTAGTGGAAGTAGTGGAACAAGTGGATCTAGTGGATCTAGTGGATCTAATGGAACTAGCGGAAGTAGTGGTAGTAGTGGTTTAAGTGGATCTAGTGGAAGTAGTGGATCTAGTGGAAGTAGTGGTACAAGTGGAAGTAGTGGTACAAGTGGAAGTAGTGGAACAAGTGGAAGTAGTGGATCAAGTGGTGAAAGCGGATCAAGTGGATCTAGCGGATCAAGTGGAAGTAGTGGTACAAGTGGATCCAGTGGAAGTAGTGGTACAAGTGGATCCAGTGGAAGTAGTGGTACAAGTGGAACTAGTGGATCCAGTGGAAGTAGTGGATCAAGTGGAACTAGTGGAACTAGTGGATCTAGTGGATCAAGTGGTAGTAGTGGATCTAGTGGAACTAGTGGTACAAGCGGATCTAGTGGTACCAACGGATCTAGTGGTAGTAGTGGAACAAGTGGATCCAGCGGATCCAGTGGATCAAGTGGTGAAAGTGGAACTAGTGGTACAAGCGGATCAAGTGGAACTAGTGGATCCAGCGGAAGTAGTGGTACAAGTGGTACAAGTGGTACAAGCGGATCAAGTGGAAGTAGTGGAAGTAGTGGATCTAGCGGAACTAGTGGATCAAGTGGTGAAAGCGGATCAAGTGGATCTAGCGGTTCAAGTGGATCTAGCGGTTCAAGTGGAAGTAGTGGAAGTAGTGGAAGTAGTGGATCTAGTGGAAGTAGTGGTACAAGTGGAAGTAGTGGTACAAGTGGAAGTAGTGGTACAAGTGGAAGTAGCGGTACCAACGGAACTAGTGGATCTAATGGTACAAGTGGTACAAGCGGATCTAGTGGTACAAGTGGAAGTAGTGGATCAAGTGGTAGTAGTGGTTTAAGTGGATCTAGTGGAAGTAGTGGATCTAGTGGAACTAGTGGATCTAATGGTACAAGTGGTACAAGCGGATCTAGTGGTACAAGTGGATCTAGTGGTAGTAGTGGATCCAGCGGATCAAGTGGTACCAGCGGAAGTAGTGGTACCAGCGGATCTAGTAGTACAAGTGGAAGTAGTGGTACGAGTGGAACAAGTGGATCAAGTGGTACAAGTGGATCTAGTGGAAGTAGTGGTTTAAGTGGATCCAGCGGATCAAGTGGTACCAGCGGAAGTAGTGGTACCAGCGGATCTAGTAGTACAAGTGGAAGTAGTGGTACGAGTGGAACAAGTGGATCAAGTGGTACAAGTGGATCTAGTGGAAGTA